GTTTCAAAATAAAACGAATAAAATAGATTCAAATCCATAGTACATTTATAAGCCAAATCCATGCCAAATTGTAAGTTTTTTTTTGATAATTCCACCAACCACGGCATTAATAAATTATCTTGTATTTTTGATGTTAATTTCTCTACTAAATATTTTTCTACAGACCTATGTTTTCTCAAATCTGTATTAAATCCCAATTCCAAGACATTTTCAGATGTACAATGCATTTTACATTGACTTTTGCATAATAATTTACGACACGAATGTTTTTTAACTTTCGGATTTTTATAATAATTTATTAATTTCTCAATATCTTCTTTACTTTTATCATTGTTAGAAGTTATACATTTAACTATAAGTGTATAATGTTCTTTAAATTCATATCTATGATTCCACAATAATGTCTTTTCTATTTTTGATATTTTTTGACAAGAAATCTTATATTGGATATTTCTAAAAACACTTATTATATAGTTTATTATTTTACACCATTTTTTTGAAACAGTCCTTAAATAAACCAACTGTGATATATTTATGGGTAAATTTGAAAAAAAAACGATGTGTTTTTCATACGTATTGGTAACATTAACAATATCATTACAAGATTTACACACTCGTATTTTTGTGTTATCTTCCATATATTGAGTTAAATCCAAATAAGATTTTTCAGGAGGAGTTGGTTGCGTTATATAATCATTGTTTTTACAATACCATTTCGCACAATCGTAGCAAAATATTCTTCCACAACTTCTACAATGATGCTTCCTTATTAAATATCCAAATTCAGCATTACATTCAAAACATCTATCAACTTTTTTATTTGGAACCCATACAGATGGTTTTCTTGCTGGAATATTAATTGGTTTACTATTTTTTCGTTTTCTATCTATATAAATTGATATTGCTCCATTATTCATAATAATATATAATTATATTTTTTTAATATATTTACAAAGTTGTAGATATATTAATAATTATTTTTTACGCGTTTTTCTTTTGCGACGCTTTCCTCCTGAAACAGTACAACAACCTGACGGGTTTTCAATTTTATTTATTTCAGCTTTATTTCTATTATAAATTTCATCTATGGATTTTTTTTCCAGTGTAGATAAATGTTCTTGTATTTTGGTGTCACTTTTTAAATATAGAATAAAGCAATATTCTTGAATTGGGGAACGCATTATTGGAAAATTGTCCGGTTGATAACACGATGGGAGGTGGTCCTTTAACCGTTCTGCTATAAATATTAAATCACCTCTATCTTTATCGTTAATTGTACCGCCTCTTTTTTTACGCGTCTTTTTCTTGCGGCGTCTTCCACCAGAAATAACACAACCGACCATATCGCAACATCCGCCTGTTTTTCTTTCTTCATCGCCACACAGTTGATCAATACTATTTTTTTTAATTAATTCAGTTATTTTTTTATTTATTATTGGGCTGGAACTGAATGATCTTCCGAACATATCTTTCAAATGCTGATAAGCAACAAAATTTAAATAAAAATGTTTCATTATTTCAGCACATCTATCTGAGTAGTCTTCTCCTCCTGGACTAAAACAGTCAGCTTTTTTACCTTGTTTGTCTTTATAATCAATGTAAAACTCTAATTCTCTGCGAGAAATATTTACTGTATTGCCCGTTATTTCAGGTTCCTCTCCGTCGCCACCTCTTTGTTTCTTGCGCGTCTTTCTACCACTCGTATTAACTACCTCAAATATCATTTCCTTTCTTTTTTTCCAATTCTTTTTCCAACTACCATACTCAACATCATCCTCGTATATTTTTTTCACCCTCAAACCTTTCGTTTTGTTTGTTCTCTTACTATTCGATAAGATGACTATGTTATTTTTGGAAGGTTCTAACCATTTTTTTATAGTATCCCATAATTTCTTTTCCTTTTCTTTATCCCATATTTTCTTTGCTCTGAAAGCTGTAGCAACATAAGGAGGGTCACAATAGATAATAGTATCTTTATAATCCAAATCAAATACACTTTTTTCTTTGTACATGAACTTTGAACTTTTAAAATATGGTTGCAATCCTTTCAAATATTTTTTTTTACTTTTCATATAATTAGTAGCAAAATTCTTACCACCATGGCTTCTTTTTTCTGTTCTTACTTGCTTTCCTCCAAAATATTGACCGCCAAATCCCAATGTATAACCCACAAATGATTTTTGAGCAGAGGGTTTTTTATTTTTTTTATAACTTTCCCATTTTTTTTGTGTTATATTTTCAAGTTTTGGTAACCAACCTTTCTTTAATGCTTTAAATAATACAGTTATAGTTGGATTTACATCGCTAAAAATATATTTCTTAAATACTTTATTTTTATCATCCTCCATAACTTGAATTCCTACGCGCGCCATTCCACTAAATGGTTCAGCATAATTTTTTATAGATGGATTTTCTTCTACTTTCTTATAAACCATTTTTGATATTGTTTTCGCCAATTTTGATTTTCCAGCATGATAAGGTAAAGGCATTATTATATTATCATGTTATTAAAAAATACTCACATTAGTCATCCCACATATCATGCTTGTTATGTTCATATCTTAGACCCTGAGGGGCTCTTTGTGCTGTTATTTGTTCCATCATGTCATCGTCCTCATCATCATCTTGTCTTTCATACGCAATCTTTCTTTTTTGTTTTGATTCTTGATATTCTTCGCTTGTCACGTTCTTTGGAACAACCAAATACTGATCACCGCCTTTGCCCGCCTCCAAATAGGCAGGTGGTCTTCCTCTGTATGTGGGGACATACAGTCTCATCCAATCCACAGATTTGGGGTCTGCTGATTTGGTTGTAAAAACAGTTTCCCCATTTCGGTCCCGTGTTACTGTAAGTTTAACATCTTCTGTTACACGTCCTTTTCTCCTAATATCATATCCAAAATTTTTATCATCACGATCTCTCCATACTAATTTATATATTTTGTCGGGATCTTCTTCCACTAATTCCCTCAAACCATTTGGAACAGAAATCCAGTTTAATACTCTCTGACCACCTCTCATTTTGCGGCTTTTCTTAGTTCTTTTTTTTCTTCGTCTTCGTTTAGTTCTTTTTTTTCGGTTTTTCTTTGTACGTCTCTTTTTCCTTCCTCCTGTTTTTGACCAACCTTCTTCAATTTCATAATCCGTTTGTTTAATCAATTCGTACTGTGGCATTCCATCTATTTCCAAATTTGCCCATTTTACCCAAAATTCAGCATCTAATTCTTCAATAACAAATGCATTCCACCAAACAGGTGGTCTATCTTTCATTGGTATTTTAACTCGAATTTTTCTTTGTGTAAGTAATTGATTTTCTGTTGTTGTGGCTGTGTCTGATGGGTTTAAATATTTTGAATTTAATAAATTATGTATTTTTTGTATACCGTCCTGAGATTTTATTGATGCTAAGGTTTCTGCCGCCTCTGTCATTGCATTTACTTCCATATGAATTTCAGCTAATCGGTCATTAGTAAATTTATGTGCTGTTTTCATATGCGCATCGTAGAATTTAATAGCTTTTTGTAAATTCCCTTTCTTTTCATAATCAAATGTTAATTGGACGGGACAAAAAGGACATTTCCATGTATAATTACCACCACCTCTCATTTTGCGCGTTATACCACCACCTTCTTTTATAGTTGCTAATCTTTTTCCTCTTTTCATAAGTTTCTTATATTGTTTGGATGTTAATTGTTTATCTGGAAATTGACCTTTATGCCAATCTAAATGAACTTGAGTATCCGGTGCGATTTTACTTTTTTGTGCCATAGGATGTGGGTCATATGGACTTAAAGCAGCAGTTAATATACTTGTTGCTAATAAAAAATCTCTTGCGGATGCCAATGGTCTTCCCTTAGACATATTACGTTTACTTCGTTTCAATAATGAAATACCATGTGAAGAAGCAATCATGGGTGTTTTTTTGGACATTCTTTTGCTCATTTCTTTTGATAGTTTAATTTCTCGTTCTAACCTTTTGCTTTGTTTTATACTTTGACGAGATTTTTGTGATGCTTTTGATTTTCTTGATTTTGATTTTACTTTTCTGGATTTTTGCGATGTTTTTGATTTTCTAGAACTCATAATATATTAAAGTTAGATTTAATATATTACCAACCACTATTTTTCTTTACATTAATACGAGGACCTTTTTTACTATTAAACGCGTTTGGATCATATCCTTCTTCTTCATCATCGGAGCCCAAATCTTTTGATAATTCCCAAAATTCTTTAGAACCTAATTTAAAGTCGTTATGCGAAGTTGCCTTATACCAAAATATTTGGTCTTCCAATTTATTAGACTTGGAATTATTGGATATGACTAAACATTCATAATTTTCTGTACATTGGTCCATTACTTGACAGAAACTTTCAAATGTAGAAAACATACCGGCATAATTTTCATAAATACGTTTTCTATTTGTTAAATACGGTTCTCGTAAAATGAACGTATAATCAATATTTGTTCTCAAATTTGGGGGAACGCCAAGAGGATATTGCATAGTAATTACAAGCATGATTTTCCAATGCCTTCCATTCATGAAAAGAAGGCGCATTAATTTTTCACGAGCCCAACCATTATCATATAAACAATCGTCTAATATAACAAACGCACGTGCGTCAATATTACTTTTGCCATAAGCTTCCTTTTCTTTTTTTACTTGTTTTAAAACCATTTTTTGTCTTTTCAATATGTTTTCTATAATGGCCGAATTATACTCATCGTGGATGAATAACTTAGGTACTAATTTTCCATAAAATCCATTTCCTGATTCTGTTCCCGAAATTACCGTTCCAATAGGAATATCTTGATGATAGTATAATAAATCCCTTACTAAAAAACTTTTCCCAGTATCTCTTCTTCCAATTAACACGATAACAGGTCCCGCATTCTCACTTGGTTTAAATGAAATATTGCGCATATCAAACTTTTTTAATTCCAAATTCATATTATTATTATATTTTAAATTAAAATTGTCTTTTAAACATAAAACTTTAGGTAAAAAACACGAAAAATAAATAAATGTGAGAATATAAATATGTTTGTAGTATCTTACAAAAAAAATAATAATACAAAACTTTTCAATAAATTTAAAAAAGATTGTGGCTTTGATAAAATTCAAAATTACATACCTATATATAAAAAGTTTTTCTCATTGAATGAAAATACATACGATAGTGTTAATTTAAATCATAAATACAGTATTAGCAATGTTAAAAAAATTGTTGATGATAATAATTTTTCCATAGAAATGAAAGATTCGGATAATAATTCATTATCAAGAGAGTCTTTTTTTAAATTTAGTCCATTATTGGACCCAATTAAATATATGGTTGGAAAATATACAAATATTAGCGATGATATGAGAACAACACTTCCTAAATTAAATGATAATAATGTTTCAAAAAAAGTGCTGGATTATAATAATTCTGCTTATGTAGATAGTTTTTTTTCATATTTGAGTAGCATTGCTTTCCACGAACATAAATTTCCAAATGGTTTAGATTTTTATGGCTCGTTTTTAGGTGTTAAAAAATCACACTTTTTAAATATATGTGATGATTTGGAATATCTATATGATTCAAATTATTTCCATGAAAATATAGACAAATTATTTAAAACAGAAGATATAGATGAAGAAATGTTGTCTGACGCTTCAAGAACACATCGCAAGAAATTATCTTTGGAGAATGGTGAAGATATTAATTTAAATGTTAATGAATTAAACGAAGAAATTTTTGGAGATGTATTTGAATTAACACAAAAGAACTTGGAATTACATAATTCAAACACCATTGAATTACAAATGGATGTAAGTAATAATTTACAAAGTAGAAAAGAAACAGAATCAGCGTGTTCTTCACGTTCATCAAATACTTCAGACGAGGAATATTCTGATGAAGAAATGGATATATCGGAAAATTCATTAGAAAGTTGTACCAATAGCGATATTTCTGAATATTCAAGTTCAAATGTGAGTGATGAATATGTTAAAGGGGAAATCTTTAATTTTCCTGTTCAAGTTATATGCTTAGAAAAGATGGATAATACTCTTGATTCATTATTGGACGACGAAGAAAATGAATTATCTATAGACGAATGGAGGTCTTGTTTATTTCAAGTAAGTATATCATTAATAGTTTATGAAAAGATGTATAATTTTACCCATAATGATTTACATTCAAATAATATAATGTATATCAAAACGGATAAAAAATATTTGAATTATAGATATAAAAACAAATTATACCGCGTCCCTACATTTGGAAAAATTTATAAAATAATTGATTTTGGTAGAGCTATTTATGGACATAGTGGTAAAAAATTTATGAGTGATAGTTTTCATCCAAAAGGCGATGCCAGCACACAATATAATACAGAACCTTATTTCAATGAAAAAAAACCAAGATTAGAACCAAATTATAGTTTTGATTTATGTAGATTAGGTTGTTCTTTATTTGATTATTTTTTTGACGATATTGATGATGTTGAAGAAGAAGATGACCCAATAGCATTAACCATAGCAAGATGGTGTGAAGATGATAAAGGAAGAAATGTATTATATAAAAAACACGGCGAAGAAAGATATCCGGATTTTAAATTATACAAAATGATAGCAAGAACAGTACATAATCACACACCTGAAAATGAATTTGATAGAGAAAAGGACAATATTTTTAATAAATTCTTAAGCTCAAGAAAGAAAATAGGGAAGAAAGTGAAAGTATTTAATGTAGATGATATACCTTCATACGTATAAAATTGAATTAATAATAAACATGTATAGTATATTATTAATGGACCAATTCTACACCAAAATGGAAATATCAGAACAATGTTGGAAAACTTTACAAACTAAAGTAAATATCGATGAATTTAATTGGTTTATAGAACCATCAGCCGGAACAGGTAATTTTTATAAATTATTGCCCATAGATAAAAGACGCGGTATTGATTTAGATCCTAAATATCCGGGTATTATACCAATGGATTATTTAACCTTGGATATGTCTGGTTTGTATCAAGATGGCGTGGATAAATATCTTGTAATAGGGAATCCGCCTTTTGGGAAAATAAGTTCATTGGCTGTTAAATTCTTTAATAAATCGGCTGAATATGCTGAAGTAATAGCATTTATAGTTCCGAGAACGTTTAAAAGGGTGTCTATTCAAAATAGATTAAACTTAGACTTTCATTTGATTTATAATGAAGATTTACCAATGAAGCCGTGTTGTTTTGAACCAAAGATGGGGGCGAAATGTTGCTTTCAAATTTGGAAAAAGAAAGATGTAAAAAGAGATATTATAGAATACGCGAAAACACATAAAGATTTTGAATTTTTGAAGTATGGTCCTAAAGATGAAGATGGACAACCCACACCACCAGAAGGTGCGGATTTTGCTTTAAAAGCATATGGTTCAAATTGTGGTAAAATAGTTGTTGATGATTTAGATGCTTTAAGGCCTAAAAGTTGGCATTTTATAAAATCTAAAATTGATGTGATACTATTAAAAAAACGATTTAACTTTATCGATTATAGTATGAGTAAAGATACAGTTAGACAAGATAGCTTGGGACAAAAAGAATTGATTTATTTATATAGTCAAAAATATTAATAATTAATTATCAATTAATATTTTTTATTTATCGCGGGAAACCAACCAAGTTAGCACCAATACCAAATCCGGCGCCAGATCGGGCACTTACAGCCATTGATGGAACGTATGTATCCAAGATACTGAATGTAGCAGCAGCGGTAAGAGCAATCAACATAACTTCATCAACATTTAACGATTTCTTTGGGATAGCATAAGCGGCAATTGCTACCATGATACCTTCAACAAGATATTTAACTGCGCGACGAACTAATTCGCCTAAGTCAACCATATCACCTAATCCAGACATTTATACTAACTATATAGAAAAAAATAATTAGGTTTAAAATAACTTAAATATTAAAAATAAAATAAAGTATAAATGAGTTCTATGGCTTTTGAACGACAAAAATTACCTAACGGTGAAGAAAATCCTAAATATATTGATTTATTAGATGAGGATAAACCAATTTCAGGGCAAAAATTTGCTTGTATTTCTTTTGTTTCCCCGGAGAATATTTTAGAAGATAAAAATAGGTTCTTTTTTCAAGAATTCCTAAAATATTTTGATTTTTCTAAATCCATTGAAAAATACCATCAATTTTTAAGTTTTCTTGGTTTTAAATACAATTTAGAATTTAATGATTTAATATCAGACTTTGAAGAATTTTTAAAAAGTGAAAAAGATTCATTTGATTCCGAAAAATTGCGAAATGATTATAAAACATTTGTAGATAATAATGAACAAAGATTACAAGATGATTTTGATGCAACCCATAATTTCCAAACAAATACAAGAGGTTTAAAAATCCGGGGTGTATATGCTACACAAGGAGAAGCAGAATTGAGATGTAAATTACTGCGAGAAGTAGACCCCAATCACAATGTATATGTGGGACCAGTTGGAATGTGGATGCCGTGGGATCCAGAAGCATACAAGACCGGTAGGGTTGAATATATGGAAGAAGAATTGAACCAATTAATGAGTGAAAAAAATAAAAACGAAGAAAAAGCCAAACAAGAATTTGAAAAAAGAGTTTTGGAAACCAAAAGAAAGGCAATTGAGGAAAATATCAAATTAGCAAAGGAAAACAAAAATAAATTAACACAAAATATAGACAAAGAAGGTAATTTATATGGTGTGAATAATACTATTGAAAATTCACTAACAGGCGAGAATATTACAAGTGCCGATATTAAAAAGGAATTGTTTGAAGGTGATAATATTATTACATCTAAGAATAAAGACCAACCCAAGTTAAAATCTCTCTTACCGGATGATGATAAAAAATAAAATTGAATTAAAAAATCTATAACTAATTATATATAATTAATTATGGATGCTAACATGGATACACAATCTACGCAAACGCCTACTATAGAAAAACCTATTGTGACTGAAAAGAATAAAAAGAAGAAGAAGAAGAAAAAGAAGAAACAAAGCTATAAGGATATGATGGCCCAAATCTTAAAACCTACAATAACAAAAGAGGAACGTATTCTGTTGAAAAAACAATCTATGGAGCAAAATGCTCTTGGGGGAGGAAGATTTTCAAAAATGGAAAAGATCTAATTTCTCAACCATTTTAATAAGACTATATCATCATATACTATAAAAACAATAAGACTATAATAACCTACCATAATAACATTTAAATTTCTTATATTATAAAGTAAATATATTGAATGAATAGACCAATTTATAAAACAACAACCCAAATATTTTATAAATGCTTGTCTTTTCATTTTTTTTTCTTCTGTTCTATCCAATAAAAATCTCATGCCCAAACAATAATTCACCTCATAAGGATAACAAGATAATATGCAATATATAGACATCAATTTTGTTATATTGTCGTCCCTTAATGAATCTACAAAAATATTTATAATAGATAAAGTTGTACTTATTATGTGGTGTACTTTTGTGGAATATGACATATTCATATTTTTAAACAATGCGACAGTATCATTTGAACAATATAAAAATCCTATAAAATGTAAACATTTATTAACATTACCTATATTTAATAATACCATCGGAATTATTGGTATCGTAACGACCGAAATATAATATAAAATATATGATTTTATAAAATTTTTTATTATATAGTTCCTTCTTTTAATATCATAAACATTAAATTTTTCATAAGTCATGGATAAATAAAAATTCGCCATGTGATAAAGATAAAAAACAAACGTCATATTTATTGCGAGAAACCATATTGAATGCATTAAATAATTTACGCTAAAGTATTTAAATAGATTACATAAAGATATTAAGATTATTATTATAATGTTAGATTCTTGGTTATTAACAACACATTGCACTGCTTTATTTCCAATGGGTGTATTTATATGGAGTTGGAAAAGACGAAAAGATGCTTCCAGTATTTTCATGTTAATTAAATTCTTATATGCTGTGACTTTTTCTCTTTTATATCATTCGCATCATAGCTTACCTGAAGATGAAGTATTTACTAGTGATTATGATTACGACAATTGGGCTTTATTAGATGGTTATGCTTGCTCAAGTTTAATATTTACAACTGTATTGTATGGTTCAAGAGTTAGAGAACCGCAATTTTATATAACCAGTTTTGCTGTTGAAAATATTGTTTTAATAGTTTATTTATGGGAAAATTTAAATCGCGATTTAATTATTACTTGGTATTTATCAATTTGTAGTTTTTTTATACTAATAATAAAATGGAAAACTATTTGGAGATATTTATTGCGGTTTAAATGTGTTTCCTTTTTATTTTGTAGTTGTGGAATCACAGCTATAATTATGTATTCTATTGCTAGTAAACAATTTTATAATGAAACATATGTAAAATATCATTCTTTATGGCATTGTTTTGTCTTTTCAACAGCAGGATTTGCTTCTTTATTAAGATATAAACTTGATGAACAACTATATCCTATGATAAATAGAAGAGAACAATTGGATTCTATATAGTTGGTATAAATTCCCATAATAGTTCTTTGCATATTTTTTTCCATATTTCATCCTGTTCTATTCTTTTTACCGGATCTTTCAACATGGGAAAATAAGGCAAAAACCCGACTTCGCCTAACAATTCACACATTTTATATAAAACATAATAATAATTTAAAAAATTAACACGATCGTCCGGACAATGATTTGAATACGGTTTTTGTATTTCCATAAATAAATTGCATAATGTATCTTCTAATTCTGGACTCATAACGGGTGGTTTTATCCCTAATTTATCTTTAATAAATGGTATATGTTCATAGTATTTATTATAACCTAATTTTTTTAAGATGTCTTTAGCTTTAATATTTGTTATTTGTTTTAATGATATCCTTTCTTTTTTTATTTGTGATTTAATATTCTCCAAAACTTCTTTTGGAATCTGTGTCGTTTCTTTAGCTTGAAATTGGGCCAATATTTCACGGAAATGATTAATTCTTTTATAGGCATAAAAACATACTTCTTTAGGTGGTTCTTTATAAGATGGTTTTTCGTGTTCTATCAAATATTGCATATGTCGCCCGCATTTATTACATATTATTAAACCTTCGGATTCAACGGGTATCAATTCGCCATCACAATTTTTACATTTCTCATAATCAATAACATAATTATTAATATCTATAAAACTTTCATCAATACTTGTTAAATATTTATTTATATTTGTTGTTTCATTTTTACTTTCTTTCTTCTTTTCGGCGTTTTTATTGAAAAATTTATTTAACACTATTGTTTTTTTCGATTTCCCCTTTGATATATTTTTTTTCCTTTCAAAATATTCAAAAATATAATCCGAATTTAATAAATAATAATTTTTCTTCTCTTTTTTCAATTTTTTTATCCTTTTTTTTATCCTTATAATTTCATCCTGTATTTCCAGTTTTTCTCCAATATCTTTCTTTTTAATAAATAATTTTTTCAATTTTGATTTCTCTTTTTTTAAACGAGGTAATATATTATTACTAATATCTAAAAATTCTTCTATTTTTTCATTGTGCTTACTATCCAATGTAACAATAGACTTTTTATTAATGCATATTTTTTTACTGGCCTTTGGTTTGAAATTAGGCATTAATGTATATAATGTTTATGTTATATTTAATTATAAATTTTCTTATTTAAAATAAAATGAGTGATATTCATATCGATGGACCAAACATTAATAATATAACTATAGATAAATTGAAATTTAGAAAAATGACTTTTATTTACAAAGCTTTAGAAAACGGGTGGAATGTTACAAAAAAAGGGGGATTATATATTTTTAAAAAAAACCATGAAGGTAAAAAAGAAGTTTATTTGGATGAATATTTAACACGATTCATGCAGGAAAATTTTGATATCACAAATATATGACTTTTTATATATATTTAATTAATTAATTAATTAATTAATTTAATTTACAAAATTTTTTTTTCTTTAGCAATATTATAAAATGGGTGGCGGTTTAATGCAACTAGTAGCTTACGGTGCACAAGATGTGTATCTTACGGGTAATCCCCAAATCACTTTCTGGAAAGTGACCTACAGAAGACACACGAACTTCGCAATGGAATCTATTGAACAAACTTTCAACGGACAAGCCGATTTCGGTCGTCGTGTTCAATGCACTGTTTCCAGAAATGGTGACTTAGCATACAGAACTTACTTACAAGTAACTCTTCCTGAAATTAACCAAGATGATAATGCCGGTGGTAACGTTTTCGCCAGATGGTTGGATTGTCCCGGTGAACAATTGGTTTCCATGGTTGAAGTAGAAATTGGTGGTCAAAGAATCGACCGTCAATACGGTGACTTCATGCACATCTGGAACCAATTGACTCTTACTTCTGAACAAGAAGATGGTTACAACAAAATGATCGGTAACACCACGCAACTTACTTTCTTGACTGACCCACACTTCGCTGATGTAGCAACTGCTTGTGGTGCCGCAGCTGTTCCCGAAGCAGTATGCGCTCCAAGAAACGCACTTCCAGAAACGACTCTTTATGTCCCTCTTCAATTCTGGTTCTGCAGAAACCCTGGTCTTGCTTTGCCTTTGATTGCTTTGCAATACCACGAAGTTAAAATTAACATCGAAATCCGTCCTATGGATGAATGCTTGTTTGCGGTTACCCAAGTTGGTAATTCCGCTGCTCCAGGCAAAAACGTAAAATGCACGGCTGCTTACTCCAAATCTTTGGTTGCTGCTTCCCTTTACGTTGATTACATCTTCTTGGACACTGATGAACGTAGACGTATGGCCCAAAACCCACACGAATACTTGATTGAACAGCTTCAATTCACTGGTGATGAATCCATCGGATCCTCCTCCAACAAAATCAAATTGAACTTCAATCACCCATGTAAAGAATTAATCTGGGTTGTCCAACCTGACGATAACGTAAGTTATTGTGATAGTTTCGTTGAAACTAAAGTTCTTAACATGGCTTTGGGTGCTCAGCCATTTAACTACACTGACGCAATTGATGCTCTTCCAAACAGTATCCGTGCTTTCAGTTCCAGTGTTCAATTGTCTGGTGCTTCCAATGCCGCAGCCAACACCTCTGTTATCAACGCACACGGTCTTTTCTCTGACCCCAATGCTAACAGCGCAAATGCTGCCGCTGCTGAAATTGATGAACTTTCTGGTAACTTAGGTGCTGCTGGTGTAACCAACGGTGTCTCTGATGCTGGCGCATTCGTTCTTGCTGAAACTTCCTTGAAAATGCACTGTTGGGGTGAAAATCCAGTAGTTACCGCCAAACTTCAATTGAACGGTCAAGACCGATTCAGTGAGCGTGAAGGTACCTACTTCGATTTGGTCCAACCTTTCCAACATCACACTCGTTCCCCAGACACTGGTATCAACGTTTATTCGTTCGCTCTTCGCCCTGAAGAACACCAGCCTTCTGGAACCTGTAACTTCAGTAGAATTGATAACGCAACCCTTCAATTGGTCGTCTCTGCTGCTGCCATCGGTAGTGCTAACACCGCCAAGGTCCGCGTTTATGCTACCAACTACAATGTCCTTCGCGTCATGAGTGGTATGGGTGGTCTTGCATACTCCAACTAAGTTATTTATCATATTTTTATTCTTTTCATTTTAGGATAATATTTAAATCTAATTAAATATTATAAATGAGTGATATAGATGATAAGAGAGATGCTGTTATTGATGCTATGGAGGATGTGAAGAAGAAGCAGGGGGGATACAATGAAATGCTTGTAGCTGGAATGGCTGCATGGTTGAATTTTGCGTCGTCAAAAGCTTTATATAAAAAGAACAAAAAAGCTTTAAATTTAATATACTATTTCGAAAAAGAACTAATGGAGAATAGTCAATTTAAAATTGATGTTAATGTATACCTGGGAAATGGTGCGTACGAGTCATTAATGAAAATAATAGATGAGAAAGGAGAAATATTAATGAAAAATGCAAAAGAAAAGGCAGGACTATGTAAAGTACATGGAAGCATGATGAACAAGTGTTCAGGGGGTAGAAGATGGCCCGGTAGAAGTACCAAGAGACGTAGAAGAAGATCGCGTAGAAAATCTAAAAGAAAAAGTACAAAGAAAAGACGTAGAAAAAGAAGAAAACGTACAAAGAAAAGACGTAGAAAACGTCGCCGTTAATCAAATATAATTAATATTATTTAATTATATATGATGATGTTAGACACTTTAGCAATTCTGGTCAATTCCGTCGGTTGGGGAATTAAACCAGTCTTAGAAAAAATATCAGTAGAAAAAATAGGACATACGAATTTTTCTTATATTAGATATGTTATTACCGGCATGATAGCCCTTCCTCTTTTAATATATAATATTCAAACCAACGGAGTCGGTAAAAAATTTGAAAAAAATCCAAACTACTTAAAAGATAGCCTTATTTGGGGGACAATCGTTGCTCTTGTTTCACTTGCCGCTATTAAAGCTAATTACTATTTATTAAGTAGATTTGATGTTTCATATATTGCACCTATAGTTGAAGGCGCTCTTCTTGTAATGAATGCTATTTTTGGAATCATATTTTTGAAAGAAAAAATAACTACGCAAGCTATTCTTGGTATTGGAACTATCATTGCTGGAACATTCATATTATATTCTTCATAATTTATATATGTTTTATACCTCAATTAATTTAATAGCTCAAATATTATGTTATGTTGCCGCATTTGGATTATCCGACTATTATGTTAAAAATTATAAAAAACTAAAGGGAAAACAACAAGTACAATTTTATTCTATTTTGGGTATAGCAGGGTTTATGCTTTATCATCTTTAAATATATTATTTAATGAAATGATTTAAATAATATTCGCCAAATATATTTATATTATGCAGATTTTCGTAAAGACGCTTACTGGCAAAACAATCACCCTTGATGTAGAACCTTCCGATACAATTGAAAATGTTAAGCAAAAAATCCAAGATAAAGAAGGTATTCCTCCCGACCAACAAAGATTAATCTTCGCTGGTAAACAGCTTGAAGACGGTAGAACGCTAAGCGATTATAATGTGCAGAAGGAAGCGACGCTCCATTTGGTCCTTCGGCTACGTGGAGGCTATTTTTAAAATGTAAAGTAATTTCTTAATTATATTATATAATATAATAACTTAAAAAGATATTTATATTATAATTCATATGAAGTGTCCAAAATGTAGAAAAGAAAAAGATGAAACCGAATTCAAAGCAAAAAATAATAGAATTGTAAAACAATGTTCTGTTTGTAGAGAAATGTGTAAAAAATGGCGAGCAAAAAATAAAGAAAGGGTTTCAACTTATAATAAATATAAAAATATGAAAAATAAAATTGGTAAAAAAATTGTTGTAGTTTACGCACGTAAGAAAGGGGATGACGAATGGATTAAATTTAAGTCACAAGCTGAAGCTTCTGAAAAATTAGGTTTATATAAATCTAATATAAATAAAGTTATAAAAGGTTTTATAAAAACAACCGGAGGTTATGAATTTAAGATTGAGTCAGAAAATATTGATATAGTTCTCGAAAAAAATTGGAATGATATAAAAAAAGAAAATGAAATTACTGATAATGTTAAAGGGGTTCCTTCTCAACATAGGGTATTACACGAGACTGTTAATGAAATCATTGGAAAAAATTGTTGTACTTGTAAAGAATGGAAACCATTAACGAATTATAATAAATCTAAAACACATTGGGATAAATTAAGAAATGATTGCAAAGATTGTTTAGTTGCTTATAGGAAGAAAAATAGAAAAGAAATCAATAGAAAACAATTAATATATCAAAAAAAACGAGAAAAAATAGATCCCCAATTTAAATTAACCAGAAGAATGAGGAGTAGATTAAATACTGCTTTATCAAGAAAAAACGCCAGAAAAAATTACAGAACGATGGATTTAATAGGAGCATCTCCTTCTTTTGTAATGGGTTATTTGGAAGCCAAATTCACAGAAGGAATGACTTGGGAAAATCACGGAACTTGGCATATAGACCACATAAAGCCTTGTTGTTCGTTTGATTTAACGAAAGAAGAAGAGCAAAAAAAATGCTTTCATTACAGTAATCTTCAGCCGTTATGGAGGGAGGAGAACCTGAAAAAAGGGGGCAAATATATTAAATAAAGTAATTAAATACATAAATTTTATTACTTTAATGGCGATACCAAAAACTTCTTTTTTTGGTTGGTTGGGTATGGTTGCTACTCTTTTATATAAACTACCACAAGTGTATAAATTATATAAAGGTAAAACCTCAAAGGGGGTTAGTTTAATATCATATTCAATACAAACAATAAGTTATCTACCATATGCCATACATGGTATAATGATTGAAGATTTACCGACTTTTGCTATGGGTGCGTTTTCTTTTATATTAAATGTAATATTATGTATCCAAATTGCTTTTTATCATAAATATTATGACCAAATACAACCCGTTATTACAACACAACAAGAACCTCAGCAACAGGAACTTCCACAGCGACAGAACTAGTACGATTATAATACGATGTCTCTAACGCCATAGGTATAGGCACAATCTTTGCCTTTTTATATAAACAAGCATTTATACACCCATTTATTCTGTTAAAATAGTCCTTCATTGTTACAGGGCAACACGATAAGCAACATAATACAATTACAAAAATACCTATTAATGTTATTCCTATTCTTGGAATTAAATACTCGCCACAAAACCAACACATAATTAATTAAATATGCTTTATTTAATTAACTTTATAATATATATAATGATTGGAATGTTTGCTGCTGGTGTTGTAGGGTATTATATGGGGTTATATACATTTTTATGGTCACAGTTATATACCCCACATAAAAGAATAAAGGATAAAATAGTTCCAGATAATTTATTAAAATATAAACAATTATAAATGGCGGATAATGTTGAACAAAAAGAAAGAGAAATTATTAAATTTTTCTATTTTAGCGAACTTGGCGATTGTGGAGAAGATTACAAAGGCCATCAAAAATATTGTGATAAAATGTTAAAAGATGGTTATTCTCTTGTTAGCATGACCCCTCTTGGAGATTTAGACGTAAGAAGAGATAGTTATGAAGGAACTCTTGTTTATCATTGGAAACTTGTTTCTATTAAACCATTCAAATGATAACGTTTTATATCTGTCTGGTCTTCTTCTTTATCAAAATCCAGATATAATCTAATTGGGACCTTTATTACTGTTGTTTGAATGTCTCCAAATATATCAATATTCATTTGATATGAATTTCTTTTTAAAACATCTTTTTTTAATCCATTATATACGGGATTTAATTCAAAATATTCTGGTTGATTTTTTTTATCCATTAATATATTAACTTAAATATTATTTAATATATTTACGCATAATGTTGAAAGCAAAACATTTAAGTGAGCCGACCAAAATGTATCTTGCGTGGCAGTGGTGTCTAACTGAAGAAAGAGCAAAAAGGAGGGAGCCTGATGAATGTAAAAAAATATATAAACAATATTTGAAAACTATTGAAAATAAAAATAAAGAACAATAATATATGAATATAATCCGAATATTAGGCAATAGAGTACCAGCAATGGTACGTTTTGCCCATGGTTTTAAAAAACCACCACCTATGTACAAACGTCAAGTTGTACCAAGCGATTTTGATGTTGAAAATATAAAATGGACAAATATTACAACACCTGAATTTGAAAAAAAAGGTGATAAAAAGGGTACGGATTTATATTATCCGAAATATGGGGCTTCAATATACGATGATACTATAACCACACAATATAAAGAACAAAATTCAAGGGAAGATTAATCTTGAAGGGAATATATTAATATTAAAATTGACTTAAAATTTCTATTTTAATAATATTAAAGATGAGTAATAGAGAAGATAAATACGAAGACGATTATGGTTTGGTTGGAGACGCCCGCGAGGAATGTTCAAGTGGTAGGTCAAAGGGGACGCCTGCGACAAGACCAACTGGAATATATAAAGAAAGTCTTAGATTTAGAAGACCTATGTTATTGGGAACCGCCAATATAAACGGCAGACCAAAAGATAGAAAACCATATAAATCTCATTGGAGATTGAGAAAAGATGCAAGGCGTAAAAATAAAGAAGATTTTGAAAATGGTAAAAATACCCCATCAACAGATATGATGCAAACATTTGGTATTAAAGTAGGCAAACCACAATTTCAAAAATATGAAGGTAGAGGGACACTCGAAGTTGAATGGGAGCAAAGAAATGGCCAAGCATACCATCCAAAAAGGCGCTAATAATATATAAAATTGAAATAAACATAATTTTTTATTTCAATTAAATGACTACATTACCACATTCTCTAATAAAACATATATTCACATTCATTTTACAACCATATGAAATAAAGTTATTGAATAATGCTAATTTAGAACTTGAACATGTAAAAACATTGGAAGATAAACATAATAATCACATCTATCTTTTGAAAGAATTCGTAGCTAAGACATGTTTTTGGAGAGTAAAATGGTTAAATAAAAATTTTGATTTGGCTTCATCCGACGACGATGAAGGAGAACAATTTCGGGATAAAAAATACGAAAGTAGTAGAGAAGGACTGATGTTCATCACAACTTATTGGAATTATCATTATCCAGCTTATTTCGCAGAAACTGCATTAGCAACCGACCATAATAATTGTGAAGAAGAATACATCACAGATGTTTATAAATGTTCCAGAATTTTTAAAAACCTTATGACGCTTAAAGATTATATATGGTCCGACAAACATAATGGTCTATTTAAACCGGGACTTAAACATAGGTCGGTTCCTGTATGGAAAGGTGGTAATACTATAGTTATGGAAGGCGACCTTTAAAGCATTTACTGAATGGTTGAGTTAACCCCATTAATAACGTAGCAGCAGCTAATCCCTGTAAAAATGTAGTTCTTCTAACTTTAGCTGATTCTTTTTTAATAGCCATTTGTTTTTTAGTCAATGAATCCTTGAAAGGCGTACCAACATTACGCGTCATTATTAAATAATAAATACAAGCAAGGCAATAAACAGCCATACCATAAGCTAAATATACTGAAATTACACAATTCATTATATATATTAATTATTAGATAATTAATTAGTAATAATTAATATATTAATACAAAGAAAATATTATTATAATGGACCTTCCTTTTTTATACATTGTTGACGGCGTTCTAATGTTATCAATATTTTACGCTTGTTTTTGTGCGAAAACACCAGAAGAAAAAGATATAGATCTTCATACACCATTAAAAAATGTAAATTATTTAAATTATGAAGAATTTGATATTGAAGAAGGCGATATAGAAGCTATGTATAATTAACAACTAAATAATTTATTCATATTTCTAACCTCCATTTTGTTTTCTTCCTTAAACAATATTTTTTCTATTAACTCATCATTTCTCAATCTAATACTATAATTCTTTTGTTTATCTTGGCGACCAACGCGTCCAAATGCTTGAATCATTTTTTCTTGAGTCATATTCATTAAATCTTTACTCAAATAACCGTGACAGAATTGATAATTCGTTCCATAAATATAATCTGAACTCGCAATAATCAAATATAATTTTTGTTGTTCCGCCATTTTTTTCATAATATCTACATATTTTAAATTATCGTGTGTTGTAAAAACGCCTATCCCCATCATCAATAAGATCTTCCATTCTTTCTGAATATCTAATAACATTATTTTTTGAACAACATCATCGTCCAAATCAGAAACAAACCCCTTGTTTTTACTTTTATCACACCATAACTTAAAATGTTCTTCACTATTCGGTATATATTTTCTTTTTAATTGAACATCAGATAATCTGGACTTCAATTGCCTAACCTTTTCAATAAACGCCATTTGATATTCTTTCTCTCTGCTATTTTCTTTCACTTCTTTATCAAGTTTTTTCTCATCTAATTTAGCCAACCTTTGATCTTCTTCCTTTGTAATTATTTCCAATTCTTTCATTATATTGTCGTTTTTAACAATTATATTCATCAATTCTAATAACTCCTGATTCGGTATATTTGTAACTCTCAAATAAAACTTAGCGATTTTTTTAACATCGTTCGTTATAAATATGGTTGGTCCATCCGTTAATGTATGAGCGTCTTCTGTAGTTATTTTTATAACAGATTCATAATCTTTATCTACCTTCAATGATTTTCTTATTTTTTGTAACTCCGGCTCTTTCATCTTAGATAATAATTTCAAATAATACAATTTTAAAGACATTATGTTTATATCCGATATATCTTCAAAATAGTTATTCATTTTATAAGGTTCTTTTATTAATTCCTTCTTATGCATTTTCAATATAAATTTTGAAATTTCAATCACATCAAAATGTCTCAACATCGTTTTATTGCTATTCAAATATTTCACACAACGTTTCAAATCCTTACAATTATCAAATTCAAAATGCGGCATCAATGTATCGGCATTTGATTTCAATATAGGTATGGTTTTTTGACATTCATAACTTACCACATTAAACTTTCGTCCTTTTGGAAATTTTCTCTGGTAACTCATAATCATTGGATGTAATTCCTTATCATCTGGTAATGTGGCTGAAGATAATACTATATTTGGTATTTCATTCTCTTTCCAATTCTTTTCTAAGATATTATGAAATTCATGTTCTTCATAATCTAATGTAATGGTTGGTTCATCCCAATACCATAATAAATCATTCGGTTCATTAAACGCCATCATATAACGCATTGCATATAAATAAGATTGAACATCAGATATCATAACTTCAACTTTATCACCAACACTGTTATCAACTCTAAAAATACCGCCTGTCCTCCTATTTCTTATAATATCTTTCGCCGCAAAATAATGTAACCTAATATCTGATGTATCCCTACATCCAAATGCAATTGCTATTGGTATTTCTGTAGATATACACGATTTTGCTAATTGTAATCCAATATGTTTAGCGGCACAAACAAATATAATGCGTTTTTTTATCCCCAATGGTGTTAGTGTTTTCCCTGTACCTGTAGGGGCTTGATATAATATCATATATTCATCATTATTGTTTATGGTATCTAAAATAGAACTTTGATGTTCATATAATTTTACATCACTGTATTTCAACATCATGTCGTTCCTTTCAATAAATTCATGCGCGTTTTTAATTAAAGAATCATATTTAATTTCGCTTTTATACTTTCTTAATATCATATTCACATATTCTAATACATAAGTATTCAAATGAACAATATTATTCTTCAATAACTGTGTTAAGGTATAATAATGCTCACAACTATATTTGTTTTCAAAGAACAATTTGATATTTTTTAAAAGTATATATTCATATAATTCTTCTTTCAATTTCAAAATTTTTTTATCTACATTCTTCATCCTCATTTCATCTATTTTTTTAAGTTTCGTTTTTTTCTTTCTCTTAACATTATACGATTCATTGTATTTTTTATTTATACTTTCTATCTCCTTTTGAAAATAAGTAATATACACATAATAATGAAATGGTTCCATGTTTTCATTGAACATTTTCATGTATTTCAATAAACTATTTGAATTATTAAATGATACTCCTATATCTTTCCTACTATCATATAAGAGTTTTAATATAGCTTTTTCTTTCGGGGAAACTGGAAGTTCCAGGAAATCCCATTCGTTTTTGGTAAGTTTTGTTTGCGATAAGTCCATGTTTGTATTGAAATAAATACTCTATTAATATTAAATCAATTTTATAAATATTTAAAATTGATTAAAAGAACTTTTATAACAATATATATAAACCATGTCAATGATTTTCTCTGTTGAGGGCAATATAGGTAGTGGTAAATCCACCCTAATTAAACATCTAAAAAAAAATATGAAAGAAATTTGCGGACTTAAAATAGTTTATTTAGAAGAACCTGTTGATATATGGCAAACTATAAAAGATTCTCAAGGCAATGATATTATAAAACGATACTATGAAGACCAAAAAAAATTCGCATTTCAATTTCAAATGATGGCTTATATTACAAGAATCACACAACTGAGAAAAGCAATTCAACAACATAAAAATTGTATAATTATAACAGAAAGAAGTATTTTAACAGATAAAAATGTATTCGCAAAAATGTTACACGATAATGGAACATTGGACGAAATATCGCACCAAATTTATCTTAAATGGTTTGACGAATTATCCATGAATTTAAAAATAGATTCATCCATTTATATAAAAACCAATCCCGAAACATCATTAAAACGCGTATTAAAGAGAAATAGACCTGGTGAAACAATAGATATTGATTATTTAAAAACATGTCACAAAAATCACGAAGAATGGTTACAAAAAGATAAATTAGTTTTATTATTAAATGGCGAAACGGAATATGATAATGAAATCCCATGGGCGTGGCAATTAGCTATTAAAACACATTTGGAAAATATGGTAGAACCATTGGCTAATCTCGATAAAGTTTATAATTTATTACATGAACAAAATTGGACTATAGGGTGTTAATCTATATCACCATTTTCTAATAAATAATTAAATGCTGAATGCGCTCTATATTTTAAATGGTCCAATTCAAATGAAGTAGTTGGAAAATTATCATTCCCATATATATCTTGTAATAATAACCATTCAAATACTCCTCCCGGATATAAATAAATATTGTAAAATCCTAATTTTATCAACTGGTTGTATTTTTTATATATCGTTTCATCGGCAGCATTCTTTCCATATATTATTATTCTCAAATTTGTATTATTTAAATTACTATTTATTACAGATATTTCTTTATCTGGGGATATAGTTCCTTTTATTAAGCATTTCTGTTCCTCTATTTTTAAAGTGTTTATCAATAAATATTTATTATTGGTTGTGATTGTTTGTTGAATATCTTCAAAATTCACCTTTTTTATTGATTGTGATTGTCCCATTAAAATTAATTTAATATAGTTGATTAATTTTAATTAATAATTATTACTAATCTATTTATTTTTCATATCTTTGTAATATTCTCATAAATTCCCAATAAGGAAACCCATCCTTCATCCACATTTCACGCGTTACTACATTTCCAAAAGGAACTATACAATTGCCCGGCATTTTTCCTTTATTTTTATTAGGACAATTATTAGCTTTTCCATCCGGATGCGTTACAGGCGCACAACCCTCTTGACATTCTCCTCTTGGAACTAAACTACAAGACGAACATTTCCCATTTACAGGCAAATGAGCCATAGAAGTTTTTTTAGCCAATCCGTAGTTTCTTAATGTCCTTCCAACCCCCATAAACGGCGCGCATAATAATGTCTCATCCCCTAAATCAGATACACCATTTATTTTTAACATTCTCTTTTTAAATTCTGGCCATTTATTTTTCCATTTTTTGTCTCCACCACCGCGATATATATCTCTACTATTTTTTACAAATCTCCAAAATGGGAAAAAATCCTTTTCATAATCCGTCTTTTTCACCACTTTACCTCCTCCCCAATCGTGTCCTATATTATTTTTACCAGCCAATCTTGTTCTATTTAAATTCGAATCTTTCATAAATTCATTATCAACTCCCAAACTATCCTGACTAAATACTACTTTTTGCTCGTCTTTACTTATTGTTACTTTTTTATGAGAACGTTTCATTATTTCTACAAAATCCTTCCAACAAGGTTTTTTCATTGGTATTGTTGATGCACTTGGAGTTGTCCCATAACAATTTTCATACAATTTAATACCTTCATCATAAGTATCTACATTAGACGCTGCTGTTAATTTATCAGCACGTTGTTTTATTGCTGTTAATTTAGCAACATATTCATCGGGTTTCCATTTATAAAATGTCCCCGATGTCCATTCTTTTCCAACACCATGTTTTTTCCTTGCGTCTGCTTTTACTGTTGCTTTTATATTATCGGGATGTAATCTACCTTTTGGACGACATCCTGATTTTTTGTATAAATTTACTAAACAATCCCTAGGTCTCTCTTTCTTTTTAGATTCATCCACAAATCTATCTTCACACGCATCTACATCTCTTCCATAACACATTTTTGTGGCGTCTTTTGCTTTTGGATAATCCGAAGAACCAGTCAGTCCCAATATACCATACATAGAATTCAGAACATTCGTATAAGACCCTTTTTGCCATTTTTTAACTACATCCGCTCCCTTCTTTCCCATATCCGATGAACGCTGAACAACATTCCCTGTACAACCAGATTTTTTCCACAAATCATTCAAGCAAGCATCACTATGTGGACCAGTATTCATAGTGGGTCCCATACAAGGAAATTTTTGACCAAATTTCTTACATTCACCAACAGGAACCAATGGACCATTCATTCCCGCAAATTCTGGGTCATAACAATAATCTTGTTTTCCCCCCATAGTTTTATGACTCCCTTTTAATCCTATTGTATTGTCTGTTCTATGTGGGTCTTGACCACATTTTAATCCAGGAGCACAATCAGCATCCGTATTACAATCACCCGTCCCAATACCCATAGAATTATTTCCTTCATTATTTCCAAAACCCAACCAGTTCACGCGCGTTTTAATCCCTGTATATGGCCACTCACATTTATCATCTTTATATTTTGGATGCCAACCACCCTTCTTTAACTCTTTAGCCATGCCAGTTCCTGTGACTGGACACCAACCACATCTATCCGCCACACTCGTATCACCACAATCTTTCATTTTTTTACAATATGCTCTATCTTTCGCTTTTTGACATTCAAATGCTACATTTGGTCCGGGTGGTATCCAAGTATTTTTTTGACCCCCTCCACCACACACATCATTGGAAAATCTACCCGGATTATTTGGATCTGCTGGTGACTTCTGTCCTCCAAATATTATTTTATCAGAATCCAAGCAATAACCACACCCTTCTCCATTTTCATCTGCTCCCTCCAACATAGAACACATTTTCAATTTATCAATTCGCTGACATTTTTCTACTTTCTTTTGATATTCGCTTTTTTCAAGCCCATATGCTGAATAATCTTTTTCAAGGCCTAATTTACCACTATCATAATCTGTTTTATACTTATCCTCACTAACTTTTAAAAATACAGTATCGTCATGCGCCCCATCTTCTAATGTATTTAAAGCGCGTGCGCCAAAATGCGTCTGTTGTCTCTTTATATATTTCTGTGATTCGTCATAATTAGTTTCTTTCAGTTGTTTAAGAACATCCCCAGCGAGACCTTCCTTAACACCATCATCCTTTTTTGTATAATAAAAATAAACAGAAACCAATATGATTAAACCCAATAATGCTAAAATTCCATATTTATATTTCATTAATTATATATATATAATTAATTATATTAATTATTATTAATTTTCATTAATAATTATTATTAATTTAACTATCATCTTGAAATGTTCTACAACAATGAGCTCCTGATTTACCCCTATAATTCCATCCATTATAATATTTTCTCCAATGACCACCACACCACCAACCACCCCAACGACCTACCCAAAATCCTTTCCCGCCATCACTTGTCCATCCGGATCTACATATATTATGTCTTCCACCTCTCCATTTTTTATACGTATGTTTATCGCATAATTCTAAACCTTGTCTCTTACACGCTTTTTCTGCCGATTTTTTATTTTTATAAGGACACCATCTATGCCATAACCACCATCTACCCCACCACCAATATCTATAAAATGGATAACAATGACCTAATGTTCTAACATATTTCTTTTGTTTTGGTGCTATATATAATTTATTCCTCCACGTTTTAAATTTATCATTTCTTTTTCCTACAGCTTTTTGACCAAAATCAGTAGACATAAAACACGGACCCTTTTTACCTTCTTTTAATACTTTACCATTATGTCTTCTTGGTCTATTCACATATTTACAATTCTTTTTTTTCAAACACTCCTCTTGACATTCTTTCGCATTCATATTATTCCCTAATTTTGTATAGCCATTTTCAGCCAATAACTCATATCCTTCTTGCATATATAATGTATGTGCTAAAGGTACTAAAATAAATAACAATAATAATATTACTCCATATCCAATTCCCATATATTAATTACTAATATAATATTAATTATAATTATTAATTAATATTATTTTACCATTTATTAATTTTCCAACAAGTTTTCTTATTTCCAGGTGAAGGGTCTCCTCCAAATGTAGCAGCATTACAAGGTAATTTGCCTCCCCAAGAATCTCTTGCCGACCTATATACCCATCTATCGTCTTTTCCGTATCTAACCAATCCTCTCAATGGTTTTGCGTCACAAGTTCCACCTTCGTCAGCACATTTAGTCCAAGATTTACTTCCATATGTCCCATCTTTAGGTTGTGGATTAGGTCTTCCATATTTATTATCACCCAATACATTCGCATTCGCTTTTGGTCCCGCATATACACGATTTCTACAACCTCCATAATATGACCACCACCAATTAACTCTTCTTGGAAATGATTGTCTCCTCCATACATCCCCTTTCTTTCTTCCTTCGTCTTTAGTATGCCCTTTATCATGATGTTGAAAATATCTACCAAACGTATTTCCACAAAAACATTGTCCATACCATTGTAATCCAAAATATTTATAATCTTTACATCTCCACTGACATACCCTTGCATCATTACCAGGACCCCAATATGCTGTCCTCCATCTATATTTATTTAAATCTCTTGCCCATTTGCCTCGTCTTCTTGAATTAGATTTTGTTCTTTCCGAATAATCTTTCGTAAATTTCTTTCCGTATGGCGACCTCCATCTTGTGCTTAATGCATATTTATTCATCCACCAATTATCGCCACAATCTTGGAAATCTCCTATATATTGCATATCCTTCTTTGGGACCTTTCCTTTCTTATCATATACTTGACCTCCCCAAAAATTACTTGAACCCCACCATCTCCAATTATTTGACGCGTATCTATCTGTGGTAATTGGACAATAACCAGAATTATAACTTGTAGATGTTCTACAACCTAAACCCCAACCACCATATAAATTCGTCGCTCCAAATGTAAATCTATTACAATTTTTATCCTTAGAGCAAATATCAGCACATTTTGATACTGGCCAATGTCTTGATTTCCATCCATGCCATCTATATCCATACCAATCGCAATCGCCTCCCTTTGAATATACTTTTGATTTCTCAAAATTAGCCTCCAAACAAGTTCCTGTTCCCGTTTTACCTTCTTTAGCTTTACATTGTTTCTTAAATTTATTCAATGAATCAGTATCTCCAACCTTCAATACCTTACTTTCACACCATCCTCCTGATTTTTTACAATAATAAGACTCTTTTGCTCCAAAATAATATGCTTGTCTTCTATCATCACTCATCATTTGTTCTTCAATTAATTTCGCTGGTTTTGTATTCATATTCCATAATTGTACCTTCGCTCCTTTTAACCCACAATTTCCCCACATACAATCTGCTCTACCATAAACTACAACCTTTGTTACATCATATAAATTACTTCCATTGGATTTCTTTGGTAATCTAACCCTCACCCATTGGTCTAATCCCCCTTTCGTATGTGCTGAATTACCTTTTCTATGAGACATCCACCATCTATTATAATCTTTCTTATTCCCATCCATAACTCTTTTTGCTGGGGCAAACCACCAATAATATGATGATGATTGTGACGCATCCCCTCCACTCAAATTAATTTTACCGTTTTTATCATAAACTTCTATTTCTTGAACTTGAACATATCCTGTCTTTTGTATTTGAACATGTGTTACTCCTGCTTTACCTTTAACATCCGGTTTTGTCGCTTCTGTGAAATTTTTATTAATACAAGGGTCAAAGTTACATCCTATAGTATGTGTTAATTTTGGACAAGGTGCCCCTCCTCGTTTAGGTGGGTATAATACAGTTCGTGTCTTCGTTTTCTTTCCCCCTCCACATTCTTCTGTACATTTACCATATACAGACCATTTCGATACTACACAATCTTGTGGTGGTGGGTATGTATCCAATAAATTATTTAATACCGCATTACAACTTCTTCCACATAAAGAATTTCCTGAAGAACATCTTGTTTTTATAACTAATTTGGTACCATTAACCAAACCTTCATCATCTCCTAAACTTTTCCTGGTCACATCTGTCGCTTTTCTTCCCGGCCAACCAAACATTTTCTTCTGTTGATCTTGACTCATTCCCATTCTATTTAATGTTTTGCCACCCTTGACATATTTCGTCCACATTATCCCCCATAATCTTTTCTTTGAACGATAATCCATTAAATATCCCCACATTACTCCACCATCCCAATCCATTGTTACATAATCCCCTTCCCTTATACCGTCTGGTTTCGGAGGATCTTGACCATAACACGCTTGAGATGCTTTCTTCTTCGCCGCATATTCTCTCACATTTAATATTTCCTTATTAGCAGCCATAACATACCCTTTAACTGTATTTTCATAATCTCCCATATCGCCTCTCAATAGCGCATTTTTTTCTGAACCACTTAATTTATCCGGATTCTTTTTCCCCGCACTATCACATCCACCCTGTTTCCATTTTTTATTTAAACATAATTTTCTTGCCTCTAACGTTTTATCCACTGGATATAAATATTTCTCATCGCACGGATCAGCTGTTGATTCTTTATTATGACATAATGGATAATTTTTTATTACAGATACAATGTCTCTGCTTTGCGTTTTTTTAAATAAATCTTTAAATTGTGACCCTATTTCCTTATATCCTTGTCCTTTTTGTGGAACTAAATCGTCTATAGGATTTCCATATGGTTTTGTTCCCGTACAACCTGAATTTTTCCATAATTTCACATAACAATCTCTTGAATGTTTCCCTTCTCCGTGATATGGTGTAATACAAGGATGTTCCTTCGCAAATGCCGCACATTGTGCTCCCTTCAATAAACCTCCATTATAATTACATGTGTCTTCTTTATATTTCGGAACTAATTTTTTTCCAACTCGTTTCATAGCCATTATTTTCCCTGTTGTCGGACAATAACCACATTTATCAGCAGCTTCACCATATAAATCTCCACAACTTATAATATTATTACATAATGCTTGTTCTTGTAATTTCTCGCAACCCTCTTTCGTATTTGAATATTCGCCCGCCCTACATACATCTGTTAGTGGTTGTGTTCCTGCTTTATTTGATGTAGTATACGCGCCCGATGATTGACAATAACCACATTTCCCATCTGTTAAATCGCCACATTTACTCGTCATTAAACATTGTTTTTGCGAATCCGCCATATCTGTTTTTTTCACCGCATCAAGGTGCGAGTTTTTCAATTCTCTTACATTACCTGATAGATCCTTCACATCAGTATTTTCCCAACCAGCCGGAGATAATTCTTTAAATGATGTAAGTTCTTTATCCACGTCCATCATCCCTTTAGGGTCATCCTCCCTACGACCAAAATGTTTTTGTCGTCCCTTTATATAATCCATTTCCATATTCGCTTGTTGATCAAATGCCGGCATATCCGCTTTATTCGCAGTCATCCCTTCTACAGTATCTATAACTTCTCTCCGTTCTTTAATACTAGCACCCCCATATATTCTTTCTTCTGCTTTTCTAGCAAGATTAGGGAAAGGAGTGCACCTATGAACTATCCAACATTGATTATATATTAAATATACTAATATCACTCCTGCTAATAATCCTAAAACTAACAGTTTCATTATATATTATTTATTAATATTAATTATTAATTATTAAATTTAATTATTTGATAATTAATTCGTTCATTTGAAAGACACTACTATCTCTACCGACTCGCGTTTTATACTCTTAGATGCAGACACAGATAACTCCTCCCTTGTTTTTCTTGTCTGTTTCCCCTTTTCTTTCCTATTTTTTGTTGTGCTATTGCGTTTATTCATATCTTTATTTATTTCATCATAATGTTTTAATACATAATCCAAAATCTTATTTTCTAATACCCATCTAAAAAAATTCAATTGTCCTATTGTCGTTTGGACATATGTATCATTAGAATATGGTATATTTATCCTATCCCACCTACAAAAAGGGTCAAATCTCTTTTTCGAATAAGCTTTCAATTTCAATTTATAATCTATATACACTTTAAACCTATACTCCTCCCCCTGTGAATTCTTCAACATATATACTGTAAAAAACTTTTTACTATAATTTGTAGCAAACCAATCTATCAATCTTAACGATACTTGCGATTCTCCGTTTATTATTTTCAATATTTTGTCTAAATTATTATTTTCTTTATAATACTCCATCAAATTATTTAATAACAAACTATTCTGTGTCTGTAAATTTTGTTGCGCCATATAACTTAATTATCCTCGTTTTTTTATATTATTAATTTCACTATTGCTTTTTAAAATTGCTCATTTTTGGCCTCAAAAATTCATCCTGAATTCTTAAATCTTCTAAATAATCATTACCCACCATATATGGATTAATTGATACGCTTGCGGAAGGATCTCTACTTGCTATTCTATCCGATACTATAGATTTACTATTTTCAGATTTCTTTATCATTGATGTTTCTAATTCCCCCTGTTCAAATGTTATTTTATTCTCTATCTGTGATTTATACATTAAATTATGTGTCCCCCTCCACGAACTAACTGTATAACCCCCTTGGCTCATTTATATAATCATATAAAAATTATATAAATATTCTCCTTATTGTTTATGAATATGAAAGATAAAGATAAAACAAAAATATATTTAATTACAGTATTATTAGATTCAGGTTTAATTTACTTATGTACAAAGAAAAAGTTACACCATATTAACAGTAACATTAAATACTATTCTATCCTTTCAAATTGGTAAATTAATATAATTATACTATATATATGAATTTTACGGATATATTTAAAAATAAATACTTTTTAGATATGATTACAAAATTCCACGTTTATACCATAGCTTTTTGTACTATAACTTTCTTACTCGCTTATGTTATACCATTAGCAACCATCATTTCTAATCAACCTAAATTAGTAAATGAATATTACTACAAAAAATTTAATGAACATTTTATATTTGACTTCTTTCTTATTGGGGGTTATATGATATTGTTCGAATTTTTAAAAAAATATACTGATATAAACCAACATCTTTTAATGTCTTTGATATGCGTTGGTATCGCAATAACAGCTTATGTATTGATCGTTCATGTGTTCAAAAATAAATCATCTTTCTTTTATGATTGGTTCACCAAAGCCGGACTTTTTAGAGCAGCAACATACGATATTATTCTTGTTAATTCAATGCTATTTGTTTATTCTTTTTTACTCAAAAAACTTAAATAATATATTTAAAGCTTTGAAATATATTATTATATATGTATTTTGATATTATCGAAGATTTGCCTCCCGACCATTATAAATTAGATAATAATGTCCAAGTTCTATTTTATTATTTGTTATTTCTATTTTTTATCAAGCTTTTTCTTTGTACATGACTTATTTCTGTTTTATTATTCGCATTTGTTTTGCAAATTTAAACTTCTCATCATTCATAGTTCCTCTTTTTAAGTTGCATTCTAAACAACATATTACAACATTATCTTTATTATGACCTTCATCATTATCTATTCTATCCAATGTCCATTGTTTCTTTTCTCTTACATTTTCATACATTAATTTACAATCACTTCTACAATAAAAGCATTTCAATTTTGATATCACTAATTTCTCAACTGTATCTTCATATGATATAAAATAATTTACATCATATATTTCATTCTTATTATCTTGGTTTTTATAACTTGCCAATTTCCGCTTTATTTCTTTTTCTACAAATTTATTTCCTTCATAGTCTTCATTTAAATATAACCTATTTAATAATTCTATTTGTTTTTTCATATCCATATCTTTTAAATATTCTATATTATTCCATTTTTTAGATTCTAATCGTTTGTTATCTTTTTTCGAAGAAAATGAATCGATATTTCTTTTTCCCGTTATTAATATATTCTTTTTCATATATGTATATAAAGAAAACAACATAAACTCTTTTCGTTATTATATATATATGAATGAAATTGTAAAATCCGAAAAACAAAAAAAAATAAAACCTAAAAAAAGCGATGAATGTGTTGAATTGAAAAATATCAAGTATCAAACAATGTTAATTAATAATTCCAATATGACAAATGTAATAAAAGGAAAGGTTGAAAATATTGATAATTTTCTTAATATGGAAAAACAACATAACCAAAAACAACCTTGGTGTAAGCTTGGTGATGGTACTAAAATAAAAAAAATTTATGAATATGTTAATGAATATACAGCTAAAAATAAATTAAATGAGGATGATAAAAAAAAACTTAAGTTATATCTAAAAAAATGTATGGATAGAAAAAAATTACAACGTGTAAGAGACGTCCAATATAATATTATCGCTCAAAAAATAACTAATATACCCGGATTAATTTTTCACAAAGAGAAAAATAAATTTACTCTTAAAAATGTTGATAAAAAGGGCTCTACCTTAAAATGTTTAGCCCCTAAAAAAAGGAAAAAAAAGAAAAAGGAAAAAAAAGATAAGGGAAAGGACAAAAAGGAGAAAAAAGATAAGGGAAAGGATAAATCAAAACAATAATAAAATTGATATAAATAAGAAGTTTATATCAATATTAACTATATATGCGAATATGTTCCTCCGAACTTACACCACTTGAAAATATCATACATGAAATTAAAGCACCAAATACCAATTTTGAAGATACACAAGATTATTATGATTTAAAAGAAACTATTTGGATATTTTTAGATGATTATTTAATGGGTCATTTGGATATTTATAAGGATAAACATTTTGACGAAATAGTTAGACAAAATGTCTATGATTCTATGTATGCCTGTTATTTTGAAACATTTAATGATATTGAATTAAAAATAGATATCGATGAAATGATAGAAGAAGTTGTCGAAACATATTTTATTGTTTATAATAAACCCAGATCATACAAAAATAGTTTCATTCACCATATGCCCAATATTGAAAAAATAGATAAACTATTGAAATACTATGAAACACAAGAGCAACCAGACCAAAAAACAGATGAATGGTATCAATTTAGATATAATGGTTTAACGGCAAGCACTATTTATAAAGCTATCGATTCGCAAGCCAATGTTAATAGTATTATTTTTGAAAAATGTCAGCCCGTAAAAATTCGCACTAATAGTGTTAATATAAATACTCCTTTCCATAATGGTCATAAATATGAACCTTTGTCTATATTATTATATGAAAATTGGTTCGATACTAAAGTTGGCGAATTTGGTTGTATCAAACATAAAGACCATTCGTTTTTAAGAGCATCGCCCGACGGTATAAATATTAAAAGAGATAATCCGCGTTATGGACGCGCACTTGAAATTAAAAATCCTGTAAGTAGAAAATTAACAGGCGTTCCCAAAAAAGATTATTGGGTTCAAATGCAAATGCAAATGGAAGTTTGGGATTTAGATGAATGTGATTTCTTAGAAACCGTATTCCACGAATATGATACTGAAGAAGACTTTTTAAAAGACGGTGACTTATTTAATAAGACTTCAACAGATAAATATAAAGGTGTTATCGTAATGTTTAACGATGGGATACAACCTATATATGAATATTGTCCTGTTGATTATAATAAAGAACAATTCGATAAATGGTATGATGATATTATGGAACAACATAACAATCATTCTTGGATTAATAATATTTATTGGTTTCTAGAAGATTATTCTCTCGTTTTATGTCCAAGAAATAAAGAATGGTTCAATGAAATATTTCCACAATTGGAATTAGTTTGGAATACTATTCTTAGAGAAAGAACTACCGGTTGTGACCATAGAAAACCCAAGAAAAACAATAGAAAAAAGAAAAAAACAGAACCTACCATTCTAAAAATTCCAACACAATCTTTTGATGAAATCGAAGATTAATTTTTAGCAACAAACCATCCTATCCTTCCCTCTTGAATTGCTGGAATACACATCTCTGGTTTTTTTATAGGACTCTTTTCTATTCCATATGGACACATATTTGGTCTAAAATCTTTTCCCCCACACGGCGATTTAGATTGTCTATTGTTTGTATATTGTTTAAATGATTGAACATGTGATTTTGGAACTTTATTTGCTTGATCTTCATAACTTAATATTTCAGGACCCTTTCTTTCAAATATACTATCTAATAATAACGAATTATGAGCTTCTGGATAATGTGGTGAATCTGAAAATCCTTCCATTATCTTTTTTCTCCTTTTTCTCATATCCATATATCCTACCACTATCATTACTATGCCTAAAACAAATC